CTATCCCAGCTATCCGCCGGAAGGCCGGGAATGTCCCAGCTATCCGCCGGAAGGCCGGGAACGTTCCAGCTATCCCAGCTATCCGCGCCTATCCGTTAGAAGCGCAATACAACTACATGAAAAAACGCGAAGCCGGGAAGGGTCTATAGAATGGCTTGTATATTAAATGAAATAAAAAAGATTATTCAGAAGGACGAAGCCGAAAGGGAAAAAATACTTATAGTCAAAACCCCTACAGGCGGCAATTTTTTTTATGACTTCTGGAAAAACTACAAAGACAAAGGGGGTAGCCAATGGGAAAAAAAGTAATGTCAAACTTTCCGTTAGGTATGCGAATCATACCAGCGGCGCGGGTAAGCTTTAAACGAATGTCTATAGGCGTGAATGGTTTTCCATTACACTTTAATGTAAGAAGCTGGTCGGTTCAACGCTGGGCTTATCGTCCTAATTCCTTTATAAATGGCCGTCCACGTACAGCAAGCGCGAACGCAATAAGTAGGTTTCCAGCACGTTAAGCCGCGTTAGCTAATGCCTTATATTAAAATAGAGTTAACCATTTTTGAAAAAAGCTTCGACAAGCGGGAATATAGTAAAAGCTTTATAATGACGGACCTAACAATAAAACGCATTAATAAAACGCTTGCTAAAAAAACGCTACTCCGGTTAGTAAATTTATTTGGCGACTATAACGAAAGAAAAAAGAATGTATGAACCCGAACATTTTGGTAGCAAAGAATTATTTGACCCGGTAACGCATGACCATTGTATAGTCAAGCTGGGTGATCGAATTTTTACTTTGTTCGATGATAGGGTTTTAATTACCGCCGACCTAATTAGGAAACGTTTCGGAACCATTGTAGTTAATACATGGGCATACGGCGGTACACATAAATTTAGAGGTTATCGCGGACCCGATTGTAGGATAGGTGCGACGTACAGCCAGCACCGATTCGGGCGCGCGTTAGATATGATTCCTATAAAGGTTACAGCCGAAGAGATAAGACAAGATATAATCGCAAAGCCCAACGGGGCAACCTATAGATATATAACGGCGATTGAATTGAATATCTCATGGTTACATTACGACGTTAGGAATCATAATAAAAATGACTTAGGTTTATTTTCTTTTAAGCCGTAAGTTATTGGCTATAGCGGCTTCGGATGAAGCCAAAACTTTTTACTACAAACGTTCCCGGATGGGACAGAAGGCGGATGCCATGCCAAAAAAATGGAAAGCAAAAGTCAGCGACGACGAACACAAAACACCTGTATTTGCAGATGGGAAGCCGGTCTACATTGACCCCGATGGAAAAGAGATAGCGCTTGACCCTGTTTCCATGTATCAAAAAATAATTGATCTTGGAAAGGAAAATAAGACTCATAGGGAAGCGGGCGACACATTGAAGGAGTCATTCAAAATTTTCGACGACATAGACGACTTAGGCGAATGGAAAACCAAAGCCGATGAAGCTATTAGTACAGTTGAAAATTTTAATGAAAAGGATTGGCTTAAAGCCGATAAAGTGGACAAGTTAAAAGCAGATATGAAAGACGCTTACGACGAACAAGTCGGCGGCGTTAAGAAGTCATTTGTCGCGAAAGAAAATGACTACAAAGCTACCATAGGAAAAAAAGATAATCAAATCAGAACCCTAATGGTTAGCAATAAATTTGCTACTTCGCCCTTCTTTAGCGGGACCGAACCTAAGACTAACCTACCGCCCGAAATTGCGGAAACGTATTTTGGGAAGTACTTTAAAGTTGAGGAAGAAAAAAAGACGGCAAAGCTGAAACTGATTGCCTACAACGATAGCGGGGACCAAATTCTTTCACGCGAAAACCCCGGCGAAATTGCGGGCTTCAATGAAGCTATGTCTTTCATTTTTGATTCCTATTCCGGCAAAGATAAATTACTACGGGGCGGAAAGCCCGGTAGTGGCGGCGGCGGAGGTCAAGGCGGTACGGGTAGCGCTGGCGACGACGAGTTAGAAAAACTACAGAAGCAATACGCCGAAGCGCAAAAAGAAGGTGATTCAAAAGCTATGATAGTTTTAAAAAATCGTATCTTTAAAATTCAACAAGACCGAAAGAGCGCGGCGGCGTAAAGCTTTGCAAATGACTATAGGAGGAATTATAAAATGCCTAATGTAAATGCGATAGCAACCAGTTGGAATTGTCCGAACTATACAGGCGAACTTTTCCTCATTGGTGCAAATCAGACGCCGTTCCTAAACATGATTGGCGGATTGCAAGGCGGTAATATACGAACCGTTGCCGACTTTTCATTTCCGCTTGCTCAACCGTGGGCGCTTGAAGCCGCAAGTCAACCAGCCGTAACCGAACAGGCTTCGCTAACCGCGCCTACGCCGTGGACTTACGTTCGCGACCAAGATGTGAACACGGTTCAAATTTTTCATAGGGCCGTTACGGTTTCCTATGCGAAGCAATCAGTCATAGGTCAAGTACTTGTTGACCCGGCTGGTCATGTAGACATTACCAATACGCAACCCGTTCAGAACGAACGCGATTTTCAAATCAGCGCGCATATGAGACAAATTGCGGTCAACGTTGACTACACGTTCCTTAATGGGCTGTATCAAAAGGCGACCAATGCCACGACCGCCGCGAAGTCACGCGGTATCATTATTGCCGCAACTACGAACACGGTAGCGGCAAGCGGCGCGGCCTTGTCTAAACCCTTGATTGACCAGCTTCTACGGACAATGGCGAGTAATGGAAGCGAATTTGTTAACCCGGTTATTTTCGTCAATGCTTTCCAGAAGCAGAAAATTTCCGACATTTACGGGTATGCCCCGCAAGACCGGAACATAGGCGGTTACAATATCAATCAGATTGAAACCGACTTTGCTATACTCGGTATTGTTTGGGCTCCGAATGTTCCCGCCGCTACATTACTCATAGCAGACCTTTCCGTTTGTTCCCCGGTCTTCCTTCCCGTCCCCGAAAAAGGCGTTCTCTTCTACGAAGAGTTAAGCAAAACGGGCGCGGCTGAAAAGGGTCAGATTTATGGTCAAGTTGGTCTTGACTACGGCCCCGAAGAGTACCACGGAACAATTACCGGGCTGGCTACTTCCTAATTAACTTGTAGGGGTTTATGTCTATATAGACAAACCCTTATAGACAAACTTATTAAAAGGAGGTAATTAATATGAGTCAGCAAGATCGCGATAAAATGGAAAGCGCTTTGGGGCAACCCCCCTACGTTCGACGCTGGGCGAAGGACGTAAACGAAGCGATTGAAGAGGGTACGGGATGGTCTACCACAACTACAACCAGCACAACCACGACGACAAGCACCACGACAACTACTACAACGCCTTAATCAATGTAGTGATTGTTAACGGCTTAGTAAGTCGAATGGAGGGTAGTTAAATGGATAAAAAACGAAGATTTTACCGGGCGACTTTGCCTACAATCGTTTGGAATCCGAAGACTGATTCCCCTTTGGCGGAATTTATCAACGGCCAATTTATAACGGACGACGAAGAGACAATAAAAGTATTACAAGGTATAGGCTACCCGGAGGTAGCGCTTGACGCGAAGTACCCCCCGGAAATTATCTACAAGCCTGTACCTATAGATACGCCGGACGTTAATTTAAAAAATCTTCCTAAAACCGAACACCAAGACGCCGTTAAACACGCGGCGGCTGGCGGTTTAGAAGAAGACAAGTCAAAGGCCAGTGATGAACCTTCGCCGACGAAACGCACGATTAAGCGGAGGAAAAAATAATGGCGCGGACCCATTACAGTACCGACGAAGATATAGTCAAGATTCGTCCTAACGTCTTAACAGTGGGCGTAAGCGATTGGCAAACCCAGCATGAAGAGTCATTCGATATTATCAATCGCGCGCTTATAGGTAAGTGGTATAAAGCAATAGCTGATGAATACGGGGTTGATTGGCGCGTAACGCCCTTTGACCCCGACCTTGTAGACATTGACCAAGTACGCCGGTTAGCGTCATATAAGGCACTTGAATTGCTATACCTATACCTAATGAAAGATAGCCCGGAAGCGGACGGGTTTGAACGTGAAATGACTTTATTCAGAAATCGTTATAACGACGAATTGATGGAGATATTAGCAATCGGGATTAATTATGATTGGGACGAAAGCGGAACGATTGAACCCGACGAAACTTATCAACCTAAAATTCGGCGATTGCAAAGGGTATAGTCATAATGCCACAAGAAGGAATACGCATACAAGGTTTGAACCGGCTTATAGATCGTTTTACTACAATGGGCCGGGACGTTGTAACCGAAGCGTTATTAGGAGATATAGCTTCATATGTGATTGCTTCAATTCAAGCCCGAACGTCAAAAGGCATAGACGTTGAAGGTAGTGCATTTGCGCCGTATACCCCCGCGTACCGTGCGTTTAGAGAACGGGCGGGTAGGCCGGTAAATAAAGTCAATTTATTCTTTACCGGGACCATGATGAACTCAATGACCTTCGATGCAAGCCGTTCGGAAGTAGAAATATTTTTTTCAAATACAACGGACCCGAACGACGTTGCTTCCCCGCTTAAAGCGTTTGCCTTAAATGAGAGTAGGCGCTTCTTTGCAGTAAGCCGGGACGAACAAGATGAAATCGAAGACATTATCCGTGAACATTTAAACGAATTATTAAGGGGTCAACGTGGCTGAAAACAGCAAGCGCGAAAGGCTTATTAAGGAAGTAGTTAAAAGATTGGAAACAGTTTC